ACTTCTTCCCAAGCGTTCAGGAGGTTTGGGGGGCAGAGATACCCTTGTACTATCCAAAGCGCTACGCGGGCACCTCAGACTGCATAGGCGTGTACAAGAACAATGAATCCATCATCGACTTCAAGCAAACCAATAAGATGAAGCGTCGGGATTGGATTGAGGACTATTTTGTCCAATTAGCTGCATATGCTGCGGCGCATAACGAGGTCCATGGCACGAAGATCCGCCAAGGCGTCATTATGATGGTTGCGCAGGATGGTCAGGTGCAAGAATTCACCACCTGTGGCCGTGAGTTTGACGGGTATGTAGATAAGTGGTGGCGTCGTGTCGATGCCTTTGAGAAAGCAAAAAGAGCTCTGGTGGACCAGCCACCAGAGCTAATTACCCCCGAGGGTGGAGAGGGCCCTTGAAGACGTGGAGGTAACTCACTTTTTGCGGGCAGCCCGCATGTTGTCCACTAGATTTGGATAAGGACGACCAGCCTTCTTAGCAGCCGCTTTTGCGGCTGCTTTTTTTGCTGAGGTCAGTGCTTTTGGTTTGCCGACTGACTTCGGTCGTTTCTTGTCCCAGATTTCTTTCATTGTGTTAGCCCTGCTTGGCGCTGCTGCAACATTGCACTAATTGGATCATTAGGGAACAGCGTGGGGTACATCAAATTCACATTACTTGGCTTACTGGCTGGTTGCTGGAATGCAGGGGCACGCAGATTAGGCTGTTTCTGTTGAGGCGCAGGCATACCGCGGCTTGGTGGTGCCGGTGGCAGTGAACGTAGCATCTGACGCGCTGTACCCGCAACAGGCAACTTAGGGTTTACCCCAGTAGACGCCATTTCTTCTTGGCGCAACAAGTCATTCAGCTCTTGGCTCGCGGCCCGTGCAGCGCCGGGAGTGGTCACCAGTTGCTGGAAAAAGGACCGTGGTACACCGACTTTGGTCAGCTCTGCCGCAACCTTAGCTGCATCATCTGGCGTAGAGAGGTTCGTGAGCCGGTTTGCAAATCTTTCATCCTCTAGTGCTTTAACAAAAATACGGTCATAGACCTGCTTTTCCAGCCCCCCTGCTAGGCGCATCAACAGGGCTAAAGCCCCTGTTTCAGGGCGGATACGGCCTACAGCGGCTTCGCGAATAGTGGTCGTAAGGTATTGGACCCCTGATCCAAAAATCTTTTTAAGGTTTTCATCCAAGGAATTAAATTCAGGAATCTGCCCTGTCACACTAGAAAAAACTTCAACGCGCCGCTGTAAATCAGCCAGCTTCTTTAGGTCATCTAGATGCTTAGTATTCCTAAACAATACGTTCAGGCTTTTTTCATTGTTTTGAATAAACGAGGATAACAATCCCCCCTGTTGTGCACCCTCACCTGCCGTGGTAAAAACCGCACGACGCAAGGCGGCAATCATTTCAGGATCTTTTCCTGCCTCATCCACCAACTTGCGCATTAATGCAGGATCTGTGAGGGCTGCTGCAATAGATTGCTTAGGGTCCGCATCAAGACGGGAGGCTCTTGCAAGCAAGTTGTCCAATTCGCCGTCTTTTGCAGCAATGCGGCGCTGATCGATTTCTGCCATGCGTGCAGCATAATCATCCGCAAAACCAATTTCATCCGTCAATTTAGTCCGGATGTTTTCAGGTAATGCATCAACAATACCCTTGTTCTTGTCCAACACCGAACGGATTTTCTTTGGGTCTACTAGCCCGTTTTTGTCAAAGATAGGCTTACGAGACAGCCAATCAATTGCGCCACGGGTCATTAAATCATCTACCTGTGCACTTCCACCAAGAGTCACACGAAGTTGACGCAGATTGTCCGCGTTACTAAACGCTGTCTGCATCAAAGATTCGTTTGGCAGCAGATATTCTTGGCCGCCGCGCTTAGTACTGGACAACAGCAAGGGGAGTGCTTTTTCGTAGCCTGCCTTGTAGTCATCGAGGACCATTTTCATGCCCTCATACTCGCGCTTGATCTTTGGCACGTGGTCCATGATCAGCTTCTCGATGTCCTTGAACACCGCATCGCCTGTATCTACAATGCGCTGGGCATCGGTAAGGCGAGTCCGACCCTTCATCATTGCGGCGTTATAGCCACCGATCGAGTCATTCCGGAAGCGTTGCGCAGCAGTGAGATAGTCCAGTGCCTCAGGCACGTTGATATCAATCTTCGTAGCGTCTTCTGCAATCAGCGCAGCATCCCTTTTGATCTGCTCCGGATTGATTACTACCCGCTTGCCGGGGATGCCGGTGGGGATGGAGATATTGCCTTCTTTATCGCGCGCCGAAGTCTCTGCAATATCGCTCAAAGAGACGCCACGTTTGCGGCCTTTTGTAGCCTTGCCCTCCATCAGTTCGGCAACAGTTTTACGGACTGTATTTTGAACGTCTGGATCAAGACCTGCTACCTGAGAATCTAGGGCCTCATTTGTAAGGTCCCGCTCCATGCGGGCCTGCATATTTTCCCGCGCTACTTGCTGTGACTTTACAAATCGCTCAAGGAGTCGGATAGGCTCTGGGACTTGGCTACGCGCAGAGGGCCGCTCAATCCGATATTTTTCAATCAGCTTTGCCGCAGCATCTTCCATGTCCCGTGATTCAAACAAAGACTTACCGTCTTTGCGAGTAGGCATCAACAGGCCTTCAGGGGAAATGGCTTGGCGAAGACCCATGCGGCTAAGAACGTTTTTGCGCATGTCGGCATTCATCTCCATGCCAGACATCAGGACGCCGCGTAACTCATCGTTTAAAGCATCAATGTTCTGTGGGCCGAGGCGCTCGGACAACGCAAGAATTTCCGCTTCAGTTAAATCAGCCTGTTCCCGCAACATGGACTCAAAGAAACCTTGGCGATTTGCCTGTACCTGCTGGAATGCCTCAACAATGGGTTTGCGGGCCTCGGGGGCAAAACTATCAAACAAGTTTTGTAGTTTGGTCTGGTTTTGATTAATCCTAGCTTTTACTTCGCCTAATTGTTCTGGGCCAAGAGTTTCGAGCACCTCTAGTTTCCGTTTTAATAACGGAGTAAACATTGTTTGCTCAGTCACATCGAATACAAATCCGGCCTCGGAGACGCGGGGATCGTCTAATGCGGCTTTTAATGCGGCCAATGCCTCTTGTGCTTCTTTACTTTCGCTGATCGGCCCAAACACCTGTCCGAGCTTTTTTTCAGCATTTTTAATGAACATTTTCGGTAAGATATTGATACCGGGAAATCTAAAAAAGCCCGGCTCAAGCTCGTTTAAAACGCTTTTTTCAACATCCCCCATCTCAGCAAAAAGGCCTGACGTATCTACAGCTTGCTTAATTTTTTTCCCCGCAAAAAGAGTCGGGCTTAGCTTTGCAACATTAGCGGCTGCCAATGGTAGACCAATAAACGCGGCAGCAGGCATCAGCTCCTTGTAGACAGGCTTCATCTCATTGCTATCGTCTACATTTTCTTCGACTGCTTGGCGCAATCCTTCGTAGCCTGCGCCAAATGCTACATCCAAAGCAACCGCGCCTCTGGGATTGCGCTTGACAAAATCAATTGCATCTGTCGAAATGTCTTTCAGTATGCTGCCGCTAGGTCCAATTCTTCCCGTTAATTCAGTACCGGCCCGGGCAATGGGTGCCTTAGAGGCTGCCCATGCCAATATGCCCGTGAATGGGAGGTTAGCTCCAACGCCTTCTCCGATAGCACGGGCGTAGCGCTCGGCTTCATTTTTGGGTGCGCGGATTTTATCGCCACCGATGGCTACTTGCAATTTATTAAACAGCTTACCAAGGGTTTGGACTTGATCTTCCTTCATGCCCAAGGCTTTACCAATACCAAGCGTTGCGGCATCGGGCAATGCAAACAAGGCGCTTTGTAAGCCCCATGTTGTATTGTTTACCAACCCGCCGATTGCGTCATTGGTGCTGGTGAATTCTTGATCAACACCAGCCGCGGACCGCGGTGCTTTCTCCAGCGGAGCACCCTCGGCTCGACCGACGACTTCGCCGGTCATCATGTCAATTACTTCGCCCTTGATATTGGTAATTGTGCTCATTTAAGGCTAATGCTCCGCAGTTGGCCTACTGTAAATGCTTGAATACTGCCGTTGGGCATTTTCAAATACACCGTAGCATTTGGATCTTGCGCAGTTCCGACGGTGCTCTTCAGGAAAGTATACATGCGGCGAGCAGCATCAGGGTCTTGGCTGACGACAAACGGATCACTTTGTGTGCCTGTGTTTGGCGTATTCATGACATAGTTGTTCTTCTCAAAGCCCAGCTGGGTAAGAATCTGTTGACGAGCATTACGAAAACGTGCCTCTAATGCGTTAATGCTACCTGCCGTAAGTTCTTTGTTTTTAAAGAACTCTTCTGGCTTAGTAAGGGCTTCTTGTGTCTCACGTTCCCACTCCTGCTCCTGCACTGCTATGCGACCACTTTCGTTAGCACTAGCAGCAGCTTTCATGATCCTGTTTAACGAGATACCAACAGTGGTGGCTGCTTTTTTCTGATCAACATCAGGCCGAATTACGCCCCCGCCGATAGGCACCAACAGGTTGTTAACTTTAGACGTAAACCATGTGCCGGGGCTATATAGCTCTGTGAAATTCCGCTTTAAGGTATTGACCTCTTGCAAAGCATTGTCGAGGGACCGCAAGGCGCTGCCTAACTTAATACGCTCGTCCTTGTCTGTCTCAACCGTTGTTGGAGCTTCGCCAAGGTTTTCAACAAACGGATTGTCTGTGGGACGAAGCGTGTAGGGACTGTTAAGGGCGGTGCTAACTGTTGGATCTTTCGCCGGATCAGTCTCAATGCTAAAGGTGGGGGTCCCGTCCGTGTCCTCAATAATACGACCCCCCATCCCGATACTTGAAACCTTAACTTTTCCCTTTGCTTTGGCTTGAGCGATCAGCAACTTGTAATCATTATCCAAAATCTTTAGCTGAAGAGCTTTGGCGGCAGCGTCTTGAGCGTTAACATCTGTAATGGCCTGACTCAAGGCAGCTGAATCGAGCTTCAACTGACGATCCTTAGCCTGCGCAACCAAGGCAGCAAAGCCCTTAGGAATACCCTCTGCGGCTTTTGCCAAAGACATTGCCATTGTGGGCTCGGTAGCACCAGCAAACTTGAACCCAGCATCTGCCAACATTAGCAATGCATTGGTCTTCATATCTTCTTTGCTGTCGCCCATCAGTTCACGGAACAATGGGCTGTACTCATCCCGGGCTTCACGAATGCGATCTATCTTGCTCTTTGCTTTAACAGGAACGGCTGTGCCTGTCGCCTTTGCTAGGTCTTCTGCAGCAGAGCTCGCGAAAGTGGAATCCTCATCGGGGTTTGCAGCAACAGGAAAATCTACGGAGGGAGTCTGTTCAGCGGGCATTCCACGAGTTTTTTCTTCCGCAGCTGCCATTGCAGCTTCCCGGGACATCGTCGGATCTTGCGCATAGTAGCGCTCATCAATAAAACCACGACCACCACCGGCCCCAGTAGCAGGGGCCATCATGGGAACCTCATAGCCAATAACTTTTCGTTCACCCGGCTGAGGTTCTTTTTGTATATCGGTGTCCAAACCTGCCAGCATGGCTGCGGCACTGGATAAAACGGGGGCTGCATTTGGATACCGCTGAGACAGCTGATTTAAGCCCTGACTCAACCCTTGGGTAAAGGTAGGCTGCATTAAATTACCACCACGAGCAATTTGATCGGCAGTAAACCGACCGCCTGCTCCCCGCACGTTTTCAAGGTACGGCTGCGACATTTGAGGGTTCATGAACATACGGCCCAAAGCAGCGTTTGCGGACTGGGCATAACGCGATGCGGTAGGACCGACTTGATTCAGAGTTCGCGCCACAGCTGGTGCAAATCGCCCAGCTTGAGTCATAAAGGCGGTACCCATCGCAGAAACCGGACCGCCGATATTAAACTGCTGCGGAGGCATGCCATCAGGTGTTGGCGGAGCTTGTTCAGCCCCGCCCTGTGGGAAAGGGCCAGCCATGCCCTCACCCCCGGGAGGCATCATAGGTCCTTGGTCCATGGGCATCGGCGCACCCTGCATTGCCATCGGGTCTTGTCCGGGCATCGGGGGAGGCATCATACCAGCACCCTGAGGCAAACCACCAATACCACCTTGCGGCTGCTGCATCATAGTAAAGTGCTCTTGCAACATGGCTAACACCTCTGGGGGCGTCTCCATCGCTGCTTCTTCACCAACCATCTGAGCAAGTTCCATGTACCGCGCATCAACTGAGCGCATATCGCCGCGCAGTGTATTCATCAAAATCTCAGGGTTTTGAGGCGTGCGCTCCATGATGGGCATCTCATCCTCGTCGTCCATCTCATTGATGTCGTCTTCGAACCCAGACATGATCCCGCTGTTCTTAGCCTCTTTTGACAAGGGCATATCAAACATGGCCCGTTTTAGGATTTCTTCTTTCATGCTGTTTCCTTAGACCAATCCGGCAGTTTTTGCCGCGGCGGCTGTACCAAGTATACCGGTTCCAACACCAGCAAGCTGCTGGAATGGGCTGGGGGTCGGTTGCGTTTGTTGGGTGACCGCCATTTGCGTAGACGGAGCGCCTTTGTAAATATCGGACAAGAACGCCAAATTCTGACGTGTCTGCATTTCGTTTTGCAGGGCGTTGGCACGAGTAACGTCGTACTGGCTTTGCAAATCCGCCTGCTGCGACTGGCCCAAGTTGTACAAGAAGTTGACATCCTGTTGGCCCAACGCCTGCTGCTGTGCCCCCAACGCGGCTTGCTGTACACCCATGTTGCCCATTTGCGTACCCAGTGCACCGATGCCTTGCGCAACGCCTTGCTGCAAACCAGCCTGTGAACCCAAGATGTTTGCCTGAACGCCTGCAATATTTGCATATTGACTCGCGGCATTTTGCAAACCCTGAGCTTGCTGTAATTGACGCAACTGCTGCTGCTCAAAGGCCTGCTGGGCCTGAGCTTGCGCAGCACCATAGCCCTGCTGGAGCGCCCCAAAAATCGCAGCGTTCTTTGTTTCAGCAAGGTTGCGATTAAGCTCTTCGCGTTGGATACCTTCGCGTGATCCACCAAACGCCCCAGCGCGTACAGCCTGCGTATTTAATGCCTGCTGTTGTATGTCGCCTTGGCGATCAATCTGCTTGACGGCCTCATCAATAACCTGCTGCTGATACGGGTTCATGTAGGCGCTGACACTGGTGGGGTCATAGCCCTGCGCAGCACCCGTGTAAGCAGTAACGCCCTGACCCAACGCACCAAGTCCAGCTCCTGCAGCCCCTGCATACTGGCCCATGGCCCGCGCTGCTTCATCCGCGTTCAAAAATGACTTGTAGCCCTGACCACCGTAGGCCTGACCCATATCAAGCGCGGCGGCGCCTTGGTTTAGGTATGACTGAAATGCGCCAATCCCTGCACGGCCCGTTGCCAACGCATCAAGCTGGTCCGGGGACATCCCTGCCCGCTGATACTGGGGCAGGCTAAATTTACGATCGGCCTCTGCTTTAGCGGACTGGAGAAGCCCTACTTTAATGGCTTCAATTTCCGGGGCTTCCCGGACGTACTGTGTGGTTTCTTCCATTTTTAACCCCGTGCTGCGTTACGTTCTAACTGATGCATCAAAGCATACATCTTCTTTGCGCCTGCTCTACGGCTACCGTTACCCGCGCCACGAACAGCTTTTGCCGTCATGACAAACTCGCCATCCGACAGCATTGCAGGGATTGAATCAGAGATCTCGGTCCCCGGACCGGAAATTTGACCAGTGCGTCTAGGATAACCGCCCTGAGCCAAATGCGCAATACCCCCGTTCATCATCCCGCCAGTTGCGGCGAGGCGCGGATATGTGCGTGGATAGTCGATTAAGTTCCTGCCCTTGTAGTACTGGAAGTAGTCATCTGTTGCCTGTGCAGGAGCCGTGACGGGTTTTCCGGTAAATAAGTCAAGCGGAGCAGCTCCAGTAATCGGATTCACTGGAAGTGGGTCCAGCCTGCCGGTGACTCCCGCGCCCCCGCCAATCATATTGGTGCCCGGACCCGCCGGGCCAGCAATTAGGTTTGTTCCGGTATACCCAACATTGAATCCACCGGTGTTAGTGCCACCGGTGTTAGTGCCGCCAGTATTTGTCCCACCGACGTTGATGCCACCGGTGTTCGTACCGCCAGTGTTGATCTTCTTTTCGTCGTCCTTAACAACATCAATATTAATTGGGTTATACCCGAAGACGGGGATGCCCCGCTCTAGAAGATCATCAACGCTCGTTGAAGTCCCGTTCTTAGCCATGTTCGCTAGACCAGCCGCCGTCAGGGGAGTACTCGTATCTGCTAACAAGCGCAAGTTGCCGACACCAGTATTTGCCACTGTTTGCGCTAGTTCGGCTTTATATGCTGCAGGTATTGCGTCAAGGCTTTTTGTTCCCCCGACTTGTTTGTACAGCGCGTCTACTGCCTTGTAGCCGCCGTATTTATCAAACTCCGAGGTAGGGGCCCCTGTTGTCATCGACCGATACATCAGGTCTTTGGCAATTTCAGGAGTCAAAACCGGACGGGCTGGTTGGGCCGCAGCGGCTTCGTACAATTGAGCCGCCTGTGTGACAGAAGCGACGGGTACTTGTTTTTCGCGCAAATAGTCTACCGCAACCTGTCTGGTTTCCTGACTATCCGGTTTTTTAACAGTGCCGAGAAACTGCTGGTAGGCCGCCATGATCTGTTCAGGAGTACTTTGAGGAGTCAACTGCTCTGCTAAGTTGACTTCGCCACCAGCGGCGTAGCCGCCAATTTCCATGATTCCGCCGCCCGCTTTGCGCTGGACAGGTTGGGCATAAAGATTCGTATAATCCGCTGGGGTTTCATACCCAGCAAAACCACCTTCGGGGGTGTATTTAATCCCGTACATGTTCTGGACCAAGTATTCCCGGGGGTTCTTTTTGATCAGGTCTAAGCCCGGAGTGCCCTTTATCTGTTTAGCCAACTCTGATTCTTGGTTCTCGCCGGGCTCAAAGCCTCCCATCAGGGCGAGGCTGCCAAGGCCTGCTGCGGTGAGTGGGCCATATTGTGCAAGCATGCCGGGTCGGGCAGCCTCTGATGCCTTTTCGTACACCGCTTTCTGCAGCCAGTCACGGCTGCCCTCGGGCAGCTTGGCTACGGCATCCATGCCTGCTTGGTGGGCAGCTGGTTCCCCGCGACTGGCAATTTCACTTGGAGACAAATACTCGTTGTAGAAGTCTTTACCGCCTTGGTAAAGATTCTCTGCGCCCGTCTTAACAGTGTTAAAAAGAGAACCTATGCCGCTTTCAACAGGGACAACAGGGGGCGGGTTTTGGGCAGCCTGCGCCATGGGATTCATGTTTGGGCGGTAGCCACCAACAGGCAATGTTCCGGGGGGTTTGGTCGTTAAAGCTATGGGGGCGTCAATTCCCGCTCTGCTTGGGAAAGAAGCGCCTGTTGTAACAGGGGCCACGTTTCCGCCGGGCGGGCGGGGCATGTTTCGATCAACCACTTCTACGGGAGCCGCTTTACCTGCGGCCACGTCTGCCGGTTTTAAAACCTCTGGCAAAACCTCTGGCTCATATACTTTGCCACCGATCGTATCACTTGGGGGCACTGAAGCAAAGGTATCTTTAATCGCAGTAGACAAGTCACGCGTGCCCACCGGCTGGCTCATGTAGTTCAGGCCTACCGTGGTACCTACACCGATCGCCGCCTGTTGCAGGCCTCCTTTAACAGAATCCTTTAGGCTTTGGCCGCCAAGCAGGCCTGCTGCAGTGCCCGCCGCCGTGGACGCCAGAGCGGCGCGCCCCGCAACGCTCGTCACACCGGTTACGCCACCGAGGAACTCCCCGACTGGGCCACCCGGCGCCCCTAGGAACGAAATAGCAGAACTGGTGAGGACTTGTTTTAGGTCGCCCCCGCTAAGGGCAGTCAAACCACCAGAAACCAGCGCGGCGGTACCTGCTGAACCGAGGCCATATGCGGCTGCCGCAGGGCCGAGAATCGTGGTCAAGGCAACGGTTGCAACGATTCGACCAATAGGGCTCTTGACAATCTGTTTAGCGACATTGACAATGGGCTTAACGACGGATTTAACAATATTCGTTACGCCCTTAAACAGACTTTTAAAGAAGCCATATTCTCGTAAACCCGTCACAGGGTTGATGGTTCCCATGCCTCCTTGTTGGCGCAACATCGCCGCTTCGGCGGGTGTAATATGCGCCAGAATGGTGTCCCCTGAGCGACCCTGACTAGCAACGGCGCGGGCAGCATCAGCAATACCCCCCATAGCAAAGCCTTGTGGTGCTTGGGCCATGGACCCCTGCTTTGTCTTCAGTGCCTGCAGCAGTAAAGCAGTTACCGTTGCCAGTACTTCCTCGTCATATTCCGCAGGAAGATCACCCTCGTCAATGACGCCGTCTTTGATAAGTTCTGCGATTGCCGATGCGTACTGATCGGGATTTTCTTGTAGATACTGGAATAGCTGGAGAATCTGGCTGATTTCTTCTGCCGACATGTTCAGCAGCTCTGGAGGCAGCGACATGTTCATCGTCTGCTCATATTGCGCAGCAGTTTCTGGGCTAGTCGTAGCTAACGCTGTAGTAACAGCGTCATAGGACTCTATCGGAGAAAGCTGCGGGCCTTGGTTCATTTCCTCGTTTTCGGGGAGGGCCATAATCCCTGCTGTCTTAGGTGCTGTTGCCATGCTGTGTCCTCGGTCCAATACGTCAGTATTTTACAAAATTATTAGGGGGTGGTACAGGGGTTTATTGCTGTACCTGTTCAACTACCAAGTTAGCCGCCGGGGAGCCGGGAGCAAACGCAGTAGCAGGCGCCGCAACTATACTCAAAGCGACATCCGTAGTCGCAAACATAATCTCAATGTAGTCATTCGCCGCAAGAGATACCGCCTCTGAAATAAGCACCGGGCTGTACCCCGAGTTTAAGTCCAACGTTACGATTCGCGACGACTGGGGAATATCTACCCCGTTTTTGCGTATCCAAGCGTAAGCGTTTTTTGAGGACGAGTTGCTGCTTGTGTATTGCAACGTGCATGAAATGTCGTAGTACCCAGACTGCGAAAAAACAATTCTAGAGGTTGGCGTGCCAATACTCACCCCGTTACTGACAGCCGTTGACGTAAACGGTACGGCATAGGCCGTGTTTACTGCGGCAGCAACGTAGTTACTTGCTCGATTAAACGTGCCGTAGTTCTTCTGCTGCTCAATGGTCGGGCGAACAAAGATAATCCCGTCGGTTGTACCGACTTTAATCACCGCCGCAACAGGGGTGACGTTGTTTGGTGCAGTCGGCTTCACGTTGGTAAACGCCCCTGCCACGGTGGGCGACGCATACAAAATATCGCCCTGAGAGAAAGCGCTGGTATTTACGTCCCGAACGAAGCCCCAAACCGTGCAGTAACCGCGCTCCCCCGTGTCAGGCAAGTCATGTGTCATGACACCTAAGATATACAGAGAGGGCTGTGAGCCATTAGCGATATAAGGAGCAACCTTTACTGCGTTATCTGATGCCCCCGCAAAACCGACCACCGTGCCGTTGGGGATCGTTACCCCCGTGTCGTTCTGCACCCGAGCGTAGGTCTCTTGTCCAATTTGTTGTACAACTCCGTACTCCATGTCGAGTTCAAGAGTCGCGTCGTCCGAGTCCCAATCAAGCCGCCCGGTCTGGTGTGGGGCAACACCGGGCGTGGTATCAAAGTCAATATAGTCAACCGGCTTGTTCCATTCCAACTGCCCCAGAATGTTGTTGATCTGGTTAAAGTAAAGACGCAGGATGTTACTCAGTTGTTCTTGGTATTGCCTGTTATATTGATCCGTGGCTGAAGGCAGGCGCGGCGGGGTGGCCCGATTGAGCGCTTCTTCAGATGTGATGACGTTAGCCATTAGCGCCGACCGTCCGGACGAATATCAATGCGCGGAGCACCCAACTGCCACGCGGTGCCTAAGGTATTAGAGTCTATGCGCAAAGAAATCTGTCTTCCCCGCACCCGGGTGTTGACCTGCCCCGTATATTCCTCAACCGGAATTGCAACGGTCCGAACGACAGGACCGCCGTTTACCCCGCTTGTTGATTCGGGGTCCGTGGTCCCCGAACCTGAGTTCTGTTGCGGTGTCAGAGATAGTGTGACAGCGGGCCTCGGCGAAGTAGAACCCCGGAAAGTTATATCAGGAAGCACGCGACTAACAAAGCCAAAATTGTGCCCGTCGTCCATGTCAAACTGGGAGCTTTCAATATAAGCAGGCAACGGGATATTACCTTCCCCCGCGGCATCATCTGACCCATTTTCCTGTGACGTCAAATACCCATTAAGCGTTGCTGCAGTTGGGTTTCTAGCAACTTTGCTGTCAATCCACGCAGTGCGCTCCATCGTCCCGAAATACCAAATATCTTCCGCATAGTTATATACGACATATCGGTCAGGGGAGATAATTGGGGCATTTTCTGGGGAAGAGCAGTAGAACCACCACACCTCGTTAAACGCCTCCACAGTTCCTGCAAAGACTTGCTCGGCCTGTGTTAAATCAATTTGGTTTTTTGGGTCATTATTATTAAATATGTACTGACGGACATCGCAGCGCAATGTTTGCACACGACCATCATACATATAGAACTTATCGACGCCCATCCAATAAGTTACGTTGTTGGCTGAAGCGACGGCGCGGGAGGACATTATTGAAGTGTTTTCGCCCAGTAAGGTGGCTCCCCACACGAACGGCGCACCGAGATACTGCAAAGAGTACAGTGCTGCATCAGTCCAAACCAATATCTCTTGGCGCTGCTGTTGAACCGCTATGATGGAAGAACCGATAGATAGTCGTAAATCGCCCGCTTGGTTTGTAGCAGTAGGCAACCAGTCATACGGGTTTTCTTGATCCGACCAACGAATAAGCATTGGATCGAGGCTGGGATCAAATACAGGGTTTACCCCAAAGCACAAAACAAACCTTGATACATCCGAGACCACTAACTGGTTGTGGAGGGTAGGTACATTAGTGCCGACTAAGGGGACGCCACGGACGCCTGCCGTTACTCCATCGGCAGCTGACCAGTAATAAAGTCCGCCGTACTCCGGGCCAAAGATTAGATCCTGCCCAAAGTTGGCTTGGTTCCAAACACGAATCCGTAGCGTACTGGTTTCCCCCACTCCCCACGGGCCTCTGCCCCACGGGCCTGCTCCCCAACCTTCTACCGGGACTTCTAAGACGGCCCCTGTCGCGAGTAAGTAGCTGCCAACAACACTAGCACCACCATCCCCTGTGTCCGCCTCAGTTATGACTAAGCCCGAAGGCAGCACCACCGTGTAACTACCGGAAGCAACAGAAGCTACTTCCCATTCTTGGTTTAAGACTGCCGCAGTGACATTCCCCCCAAGGTCGACTGCGCCACTAAAGATGACGTAGTCCCCCGGCCTAATAGCGCTGGTTACGGAATCATTAACTGTCAGTGTCTGGGTGACAGACGAGGCAGAGAAAGTCACGTCCCCTGCAGCAGTAACAGAACGAAATGGCGTGATGTCGTAATAAATGCCGCCATTTTCAACGTAATAATGACTTGTAGTACCTACTCCTAAGAGTCTTTGACCGCCCAGCGTCACCCAGTTAAACAGCTTGCGACATACACCTTTAATGACGTTCTGCGAGTAGCGGACCCAACCCCCGATTTTTTCTGGAGTTCCCTGCCGAAACCTGACCTTATCACAGTCATACCATCCACCCTCAGTGGCATACCGGGTGTTTTCCCGGTTTATACCGGGTTTAAATAGCATCTTTTTTAACGGCATGGCAGTCTCTTATGCAACAAGTCCGGTCAAATACACAGTTTTCCCACCCTGTTTAGTGGCCGTAAGCACTTGCTTCTTGTTATCCGCAGGGTTAAAACTAACATGCACCCACCCAGAATCAGGGATGCCGGGGGTATAGAACTCTAGGATAACTTGGCGGAAATTCATGTGGTCTACAATCCATTTCGCTAGGTCTGCATTTGGAATACCGGGGATTTCGATGTCCGCCGCCATTCCTTTACAGTGATCCGAGGTCCGCGAACCACCGACTTTGGTGTTCACAGCGGGGTGGCGAAAACCCGAGTTTACTTTGACGCCCATGCCAAAGTGCTCACGCACCGGCTGGAGAATATTTTCGCACAAGGCGACCATATTGGCAACCTGTTCCTCATCCGGGGTATTGTCCATATCTAGACGTAAAGCGGTATCGCTTTTAGTCATCTCTGCGAGGCTAAAATTGGCGGTTAGTTTCATAATGAATCAGTTGGTTTGGGGGATAGTTCCAAGCAGTCCACCTGAAAAGCCTTTACGTCGGCATCCCTTTGCATGGCAAAAACAGCGGTTTTGTTTTGGGCTTGGCACTGCTCAAGTGATATCGAAAGATTGCCGTTATAGAACGAACAGGTGCCGTTAGCTAGACAGGCAAACGCGACAGGTAACCAAACCATAGCAGACCCCTTATTTCACAACAGACCTCAATTGATCATCTTTGTCCTTGCTACCCACACTTGAGCCAAAGTAGTACGACAGGATTTGTGTCACAGCCGCAGACAAGACGCCAAGAATGTAAATAAGGATGTCTTTAGCCTCAGGCTTGACCTCCACAAAGATAAGCACTGTGAAAAGAACAAAAGATAAGCCTGTGACCCCAAGAGCCAAAGCAGGTGTAACAATTTTGTTAATGAAAGGCGCATTTTGGCTTTCAACCACACGAGCCTCGCGCTCACGAGCGTTAGCTTTATCTGCAAGAATTGCTTTAAATTTTTCATGTTCAAGTTGTTTAATTTTGGCTTCTGCTTCGGGATCGCTTGTGATGGCTTTCATCACGGCGTTTACTTCGTCTTTGACACCAAGTTGTTTAGAAAGCGCACTGACCGCCACGCCAGCCAAAGGGCCCCCAAGCGCAGTAGCGATACCGGGCGCGAAGCCCTTAACCATTGAAATAAGATCATCCATTAAATACCTCGCTTCACGATTACCCAAACCAGACCCGCGACAACAATTAGGCCGGTTAAAACACACAGCGTAATAATGATCCCATTGAGCCACGCCCAAATAAGCTCTTTCCGCTTGATCTTCGCTAAGACAATTTGTCTTGCCTCCTCGTCCCGCTTGCGCTTGGCGTCGGATTGGAACTTCAACCAGTCATCCCAAAGGCCTGCGCGGCCTTGGTAGATAAACATCTCCTTTAAAGCTGCTTCGTTTTGCTTGATTGTTTCTAGCGCAAAAAACGCTTCTGAGTCGGACCCCGATGCATTGGCTTTTTGGGCAATTTTTGCTTTGTTGTCAAAAAAGCTAAACAGGTGCTGACCCGCCGCCATGATGTCGCCGCCGTTGGCGATAGTCTCCTTAATCACCCCAAAGGCAGCATTGGCGATGGCGAGTTCAGCTATCACTTAGGCGCGTCGATGGCTTAAAAACAAAGAGGCCAGCTCTTCCGCGCTTACCGCGGCTTCTATTTCTGCTTGAACAGTTGGTGGCGCATTGGGGCAAAGAAGTAAAATTTTCTGTTTTTCGGACGCCATGTCCCAGTCCGGGACCACTTCCATGTGCCTTAGGGCTCGATCTAAAGACGGTGGGGGCGTATATTCTTCTATCCCCAAGTGTTCCCGGGTCTGACTGTCAGACAGTTCTAAAAAAGTTCCCGGATAGCGCGTTTCCGCGATGGAAAATCCACGACCGCTAACTAATGCTCGACCATTAATTTTGTACATTTCTAAAGGTAATCTGAAGGCCTTTTAAGGAGGCCGGGAGTAGTGTATTTCGCAGGTGCTTGGGCAAAAGCTATATAGTGATAGTTCATGCCCATGTAATTTAAAGGACGCCGCCCGGCAAAGTCCAGAGCTCTACTACAAACAGTGAACCCCGCAGCAGAAGTTGCTATAGGTGCTCCCAGTTCGTCGTACCAGCTATAGACGTTACTGCCGTCTCCCATGGGGTCATGCCCCATGGTAAAAGTATTGAGGCTATCTGCCACAGGATTGTTTCCTGATAACATGTCCGACATTATAAATTCCACGGAATAATATTCGCGTTGTGGGTTAGTGTCGGGACTGATAGGTTCAATGGTGTTCCAGCCGGTTATCAAAATCCATGCGGGTTTAAACCCGCAATGGACATAGTTTCCGCTTAAAGGATCTTGGCCTGTCCCGCCAGATGATCCCACGTAAGTGCCCACCTTACTAAAGCCCGGGACAGACCGGATACACATGGCCCAATAGTTTTGATAAAGCTCGTTTAGGTTTTTCCTTCCCGAGGATCCGTCGCTTACTTTTCCATAAATATTCGTCTCGTCCATGCCATAGACATACCCGTCCTCGGTCAGAATAGTCCCCGGTAGATCTTGGGAGGGTATACCAAGGGCAGACTGCTGCAGCTCGCCTTCGCGACCAGCCATTCCTGACAAGCGGTCTTTATGAACTACGTAAAGTGGAGTCCCCACCGGATAGTTGATTACGTTGCTACCCACGCTACCATAAATCACAGCTTCCGGAGCTGCCCCGAGATTATGTGGAATTGTAAGGTAATAACCTTCGCTATTCCCGCTCCATGTCATATAGGTTATTCCTGCCTGCGCATTAAGGTAGCAGGTAGTGCCTATCTCCCCGGAATTTGGATTAGATGGGAATGTAACAGGGTCGCTTTCTGGAGCTTTCCAAACGTACTGGGCGTAAGTCTTCGTTATGTATTCGTTAAAACCACCATCATTGTTTTGACCCATCGTATAGCCGTCTTGGTTAAAAGTAACGACCCCAGCATTATCTCCCTGCCCACTGCTAGGGAGAAAAGAATACTTTAATGCGTTTGGTGTCCCGGGCTGGCATCGCCTGCTAAGGCCCCCCGGGGATAAGTATTGCGTTGGAATAGCGCTGTCAATGATTGGCGACGTAAACAAAAGACAATCCTCGTAAATAGGGATGTTATTTGCTTGTTGCGTAGCGATTGCATGGGACAGAATAAGCGAGGGGTTGAGATCAAGCCCGGTAATCGTTCTATTGATTCCTAAATCTCCTGTGCCTAGACCACTAACGCCGACAAATTCTGTTTCACTGCGCAAGATGCTTGGGTTAGGTTGCCGGACAGCAGAAAGTTCTGAGTACCCGCTTGGGGGTGCATACACAAATGGATATCGACCAAAATTTACTTGGATTGTGCCGTTAGAGGGTACCGTGAAACCGGGGAACCATTCTCCTGCCTCCGGGGTATTTGTGGCGGTTGTTGAAATTAAGAGCTCATTGTTTTTATAAAAGGAAATGGTCCCTGCATCGTAGTCCGCAGCCACTCCGATAACGTCCCCTGTAGTAGCGGTGGGAAGCGACACGGCTTGGTAGGTCTGGGAAACCTCATCGTATTCCCAAAAATTCCCGGTAAAGGGGTCGTAGCAGTGTGTTTCGTTGTTTTTGTCTAGACCCAAATAGCCATGGGGTATTCGACCTTCCCGGTCCAGCAGGAAAGGGTTGTTTGCCGTCCGAAGCATGTTAAACGGCCATGGGGAAGGCATAGGGTTTCGAGGCCCTAAAAAAATACCAAAGGATGGTGTCGTGGCCGGGCCCATAGAGATGTACACCTCATAGTAGGTTTTCATTCCCGTGGTTATAGTATGGGTTGCGTATGCCCCATATCCGGCGAAATGGCCTAAGTCTGGTACCTCAAACCCGTCCCCGTTGAAGACAGGGTTAAATATATAGGGGGTCGCCCTTGGCCACGGACCGGAAGTAAAGGTGTATCCGGCATCTTGCACCTTTGCAGGAATGGTGTAGGTCTGGAGCGGGGTGCCTATTGATCTCGCCGTGTTTAGCCCTGCCGTATGACCATACGGTTTACCCCACATCATTGGACTATCGTAGGCCCGAGACGGGACAGTTTGCGGCGCACCATCCGGCGTAATAGAATCCGCTGACCACGTCTCATTGTTCCCGGAACTGTCCGCGAGCAAAGATTCCGCCGTAGTTCCGTCCGAGAAATCTAAATGAGAACCGTAATTGCCGTAGAGGCCTGTGTAGATTGTTGGTTGCCATTGCCCCGTGCTCTCATTAACTGTTCCCACTCTATTAATAAAACCCCGTATTCCATCCATGTACTTAAAATCGTGGATTAAAAAGTTATTATCATATTGTCCCGGATCAAATCTCTGCCCAATACAAATCCTATTACCCGGGACCAGTGCGGGGATAACTGCATTTCTTTCAGGATATACTATGGGGCTCTCCGGGGTGAAATTCGAAAGTATGTTTTTCCCGTTAATAAACACCCGTTGCCGTAGCTCTGGCGCTGAGTTACCTGTGTCAAACATTATGTGCACATGCATCCACCCATCGCTGAGTATGGGGCTTACCACATTTTTAAAATCCCACGGACCAGAAGTCAAGCCACTTTCGAAACGGAGATAGTTATATCCATAAGTATCTGCAGGGTCGGGCGTCTGTTTTAACATTGCCAACGAAAAAGATTTGTAAGTAGGGTCTGCTTCCCCACCATCGATGCTTAAAAAATACTGCTCGGGGCGGGGATAAGGCGTAACTCCACCAGTAGGGGCTACAGTGCCGAACTGTAGCCCCTCCATGAAGGATTTAACCCAAAAACTAAAAGTACATCTCCGTTGGTCAGGGAACCCGGGCAGAACATAATAGACGCCTCCGGAAGGGACCTTAAGGGAACTGTTGGATGTATAGGACCCCCCGGCGGAGCTCCCCAGCATATTTGAACCTACGATACTCATTAGGAATAATCTCCAGACCACACAGCGTGAATTTGGGTAGGGCTTTTTACAATGTAATCCACTCGATCCACTGCGTTGAACCTTTGGGTAATGGTGGGCAGAAAACCTGCCTGAAACTGCCAATTTTGATGCCAACCTAGGGTAACTAAACTGGAGCTAGGACGCTGTGTAATAAAAATAGATCCGCTTTGGCCTGCAACCGCATTCGTGGGAGCGTCAATGGTGTGTATGTTACCGGATGCTGCCAGCTGCAGGCTGAAATTATTAGCTAAGGATAAATCTATAGGGATTGTGGTCCCATCAACAAGCGCGACAATGGATCCCGCTTGACCCCCTGTAAAGGTTTGCGGCACCGCTATGCCTGCTGCCCCCAAATTAGTACGAGCGCCTGCTGCGTCTACACCGCCAGTGCCCCCGCTAAGTACAGGAAGGGGCGACCCTAAGTTCAGTGCATCTAAGTAGGAGAACGCACTTAAAACGTTTATTCCATCGCTATATACAAATGCAATTTGGCCTGCAGCGACGGAAACTCCCGTACCTAGCTCGGTCTTAATGGTCAGTGCAAAGCCCCCAGTGCAGCCATTAATCACAATATAGAGTTTTGACACAGGGGGGCAAATAACATTGCGATTCGCTGTCAACGTGCCCGTGACATTAAGAATCATCTGTCGAGCTTGGTCAGACGAGGCATTGTTAAACGAAAGGTAGTAATCCGGTGAGTCGTCGTGTACAACTGCTGCCGTACCGGCGACGGCAGCGTCCAGCAGCGCCGTAATGCCCTCGTTAACACGGTTTCCCCAATCGCCGGTAAGCTCCCCGGTGACGGGCAGCTCCAGTCGCAAACTACTTGTATATGAACTAGGCATCTTACTTCCTTACATTGTTACTTCGTCCCAGACCGTTGTGGCGGTATTTGTAGCCACTTGGGTCCAGACAGGGTCTTGGCTTGTTGCAATGTCCGCCCATGACACAAGAACTCCCGTATTTATGTTTGTCCAACCACCAATCAGAACCGTGCCGATTTGGCCTATACCTGCAACGCCCAAAGCCGGTTTTTTAACCCACGGCCTTGCCGTACCAACCCGCCCTGTGCCTGCAACCCCGGAGGGTAAACCAACGGCAGCACCTAACGCCGTACCAATTTCCCCTGTACCGAATATACCAGTTATGTTCGGGGAAATAAAGGGTGTGACTTGCCCAACAAAGGTATTGGCCTGAACGCCAATCAAAACAATGCTGTCGTCTATCTTTACGGTGGCAGTGCCGATTTCTCCGACACCCTCAACACCAACCAAGACAATGCTGTCGTCAACAGAAACAGTAACAGTGCCGATTTCTCCGACACCCTCAACACCAACCAAGGTTGGCTGGAGCTTGGCTACCGCATCGCCAACTAGGCCCTGCGCAGATACCCCGGAAAGTAATAGGCCGGAGTCTGTGGACGTAGTACCAATCAGGCCAGTGGCGTATATCCCAGTGGGATATACGTACACGTCGGGGAGCACCCCTATCTGGGTGCTAGTCGCAAACGGAGTTTCCGAATATGCCGAGTAGCCAAAAGCCACGGTACTCCCCTTTTATGCCTGACTTTCAGTCCATGTGATACGTCCGACAGCGGTTAAAGGATTGGTAGTGGACACGGTTGACGGATCTTCTGCCAAAACAGCCACTACCGTCAGTACGTCGGGCCCATCCGGGAAGGTGCTGTCACCACCCAGAATTGCGTTACCCAATACACTAACTTCGCCCAAGTCCACCGCCGTAATGTTCAATGTTCGGTCGGCAGCGCCAACTGAACCCTGTGCACGGAAGGTGAAGATATCCACACCCCCCTCAATAGTGTCATCATTGGTATGGTAAAGCAGTTGGCTCAAACTTGGGTTCTGGACCCGTTCCCAATTATTTGTAGAAATCAGGCCGTTCAGGCGAAGTTTGATCTGGAGCGTGTGCGTGGTGGAGATACCGACACTTGCCAAAATCAACTGCATGCGGTTAATGATTTCTCGCTCTCCCAAAAAGCCCGGGGTTCCGGTGTCGACACTGGGGGCCAAGCGAATACTGATCAGCGGAATATCATAGACCACCGGCGTACTAGATGCAGCCAGCGTGACTGTGTAGGCACTATTGGCACCTGCGGTACCCGTAGGGGCAGGAGAAACCATGATCAGATTTCGAGTGGCATCGGTAGCACTGTTCCCAGCTAACCGAGTACGTAAACTCACCTGATACGGCTGATTGGGCAAGCCGTAGAAAGATGCGTTAAACGGGTTAGCGGTTTTAGCGCCAGATAGATTGGCTCCGGTAATTTCTTGACCCGCGATAAGCGTGTTGTACACAGTGCTGGGTGTATCCACCAACAACGCATACCCAAGGGTGCGCCATGTGGTACCAACCCGCACCTCGTAGAACCCAACAGTCTCCGCCCGAGCCGTCACATTCAAGGTGGGTGTTCCGGTCAACTGGACGTTATTACTTGAAGCCGTAAACAAATACGCATTATCTGGGTCAAAGCGACCATCCATAATCACCGATGTACCCCAGTGCGCCAACGCAGGGACATATGAGGGTCGGCCTGTGTTCTGGATCTCATACCGCGCAGGAAGGTTGCCTGAGCGGAGATAGGCTTCGGTCTGGTGGTTGTTATGGACAAACTCATGGGCATATCGAACAATGCCGTTTTGATCCTTAAATCCAAAGCGAACTTTTCCGGCGCCATACCATGCATAATCCATGTATGCCATCTGGATACGATAAGGCCGTAGGTAAAAACCCGAAGGTCCGGTGCCATCACAGCGGTCAATGTTCCACTCACTCTGTGGGACCCGTGTGTCGATTACCTTGGTAACAACAATACCAGAGGTGCTAACCCCACGGTAGGCAGGCAAAATATACAGGTTATTGTCACTGTCAATCTGGGTGACCAAATAAGTCTGGCCCTTAATGACGATGCGATCCCCCGCTACTAACTGCGACGTAAACCGCGTGTTTGTACCAATCAGTAAACTGTCCCTGAAGGTGGCTGCACATGACCCGCTGATCTGGGTGGTTGCATTACGGCGGCAAGCGTACACAGTATTGCCGTCAAATTCAAAGTACAGGCCGTTCTGGTCATCAAAGAGGCCGCACCGTAATGCGCTGTTAGTCCAGCTTTGGACATAAAACTCAGGTATGCCATTAGGTCCTGAGTTCGCATCACTGTCCGGAGCTCCCGCCAATTGCATAGTGAACGTGAATTCATCAACAACTGACAGAACTTCGTGTTCGCCATTCCAGTAATCGACTGAACTGGTGGTCAATGCGCCACTCATGACAACAACCAAACCGGGATCTAGGCGGTGTGGGTATCGGGTAGTAACCGTGGCGACGGTCCCCACAGAGCTCATGTTTTCAACCGGCGTAGAAGGTTGGAAGTTAACTGCGTAACTAACCTGAATACCCTTGCCGGATTGATAGCGGAAGTACCTGCGAGTCTGACGAATCATCTGACTATCAGGGTTTTTACTGGGTATGAGCTCCACCCCACCATCGTAGGGACGGTGTAACGCAGAACCATCCGCACGAATAAGCAGGCTTGTGCCTAGCGCAAACTTAGCACCGCTTACGCTAACTGCGGCTGCTTCGGTAAGCTCCAATTTTCCTGCACTGTTCACATAAGCAATAACATGCTCATACACAGCGCCAATGCTGGAGTACCGAGTCCATGTGTTCCCGACTCCAGCCGTAGTAATATCGATTACGTTTGTATTGGCCTCGGCGTCGGCAAAAGTGGGGTGTAAGGTGAAGTAGTTGGCGTCAACTAGGCGGACGTAGTAAAAGCGACCATCGACTAAAGGCTGTATAGGCGTCGGGGCTGAATAAACAATCATGTCCCCCGTGCTAAAGCCGTTATTAAAGCTGTAGAGCGTATTTGCCGCCGTGTTGACGGAAGTAATAACACCCGTAACTGTTGTTGGCGCTACAAGGAACGAAATTGAATCGCCGTTTTTAAAGAAAGACGTGAAGTTTGTGCCAACCCCTGTCACCACAACTGATCCGGAGGCAAGATCCACGGTCCCGGATCCGGTAACATCCCCTGCAATAGTGCTCGTCGTCAGAGACTGATCTTCGTCAGGGGCAGAGGCTAAAGCGATGGCTACCCCGTTTACGGCATCATCTGCGGTCAACGCAAGGCGGAACCAGTCTTCGCTAACCCGAATAACATAGTAAACCGTGGCAGTAGCCAAGGGGCTGATGGGTGTAGTAGCGGTATAAGTTACAGGCTGAGCGTCAACAAATCCATGCTTAAGATATAAAAGAGCATTTTCCTGTAGGTTTACGGAAGTTGCAGGGCTGAACACCAAGTCACGCTGAGGAATATATGTTGTCGCAGCCATTTCAAAGGTGGCTGAGTCAACATTAGAAGTAATGGTGTACACGCCGTCAGCAGCACCGGGCGCAAGAGCCTCCATATTTTGTGTACCGGCCCCTGTGCTAAGCAGGTCAACGACAGTACTTTTTTGCCATGTGCCAGAACCGGCGGAGTTACGGGCTGTGATTTTCATGCCGTGAGGCCAATTATAGCTATAGGCGCTAGACCCCATATAATAACGTGGGGTGAGTGTGGGGTATATATAAGGGCTATTTACTCGTCCCGCATAATAAATAGCGCCATTGCGTAAGCCGGGAAGCGGGGTATCACTTGTATAACGAATGCGGTCCCCTTCGGAAACATTTGTTATTCCCGGGAGATACACATACCCCTGAAAATAGTTGTGATAGCCGGTGTTATGCGGGATTGTTACTGAATTTCCATCCAGCCCTGTTGGGGTGGTAGCTAATTGAAACCTATTTGCCGTAGCATTAACTACATAGTATGGTTGGCTCGCGACAAGCCCGGGGATGGGGTTGTTGCCCAGTGGTCTGTATGAAACAATATCCCCATCGCTAAGCCCGTGGTCCACGGCGTTAATGTAGTCGCCCTCTTCTGTTGCGGCAACAGCGTTGGTAAAATGAAGATACCCATTAGACAACGGGGTGCTGGTGTACGATTCCGTACCGTTGCTATTGTATGGAATAAAGCGGAGCCGGTTTTCTCCGACAGTTTCTACAGATTTCCAAGAAGTGGACCAGCCGGAAGGATTGGCGGTGAGATAGGGGTAAACCATATGTCCGGTTTGCAGTTTGTGACCGGCTACCCACACAGTGTTGGCATTGGGATTAACTGAAACTTTAACGACTGCCCCAAAAGTATTGCTGGTACTAAGGGCGCTAGTAGCGCCGGGGAAAGTTCCGAAACGCCAATAGTTATTGCCTGTATACCTAGTTGGGTAGTATGTCTGGTAATTTTGCGTAAGGTAACTAGAATTGAAAAATACCGTCAAACCACCCATTGTGCCGGTTGTCAGCATGTACCGAGAATTTGGGTCCAGCCACTGGTCGATACTGTTTATGTATGGGAAATAGAAATAGTTCGCGGTAGTAGAATTAGAGGTAGCTTGATACGCTTTGGCAAAACAGCTTCGCAGTATCGGAGTGTTCGAGGCGCCTGAGATTTGATAGCGTCCGGTGCTGGTGGGGGTGCTTGCTAGATAAAAGCTATAGTCATCAATTTTGCGAAGATAGTAGTATTGACCATCACTTAAACCACCAATTACTGGGTTGTTTACGGCTGCGAAATAAACAACGCATGTCCCATCCTCAAAACCATGAGGGGTGGGCGTTGTGATTGTGTCATTCACAGAGTCAATAATAGTTCTGAATTCCAGTGGAGCCCCTGCACCGGTCTCAAAGAAATAAGCATCTTCTGGTAGCCAATTATTCGGGTCCCATGAACCGACGTTCCAGTTTCCGGTTTCCCCCGTGCGATCGGAATACCGTATAAAAGTGTTTTCTAAGAAACTCCACGTTATATAGGTGTGAGAGCCTGTGTTGATCGTACCAGTGAGGTTTACAGGGGTGCCTGTATATGCCACGGGATCTACCCCGGACAGTTGAACCGCGAATCGGTCAGCGTTAGCCCGAATGGCATAAGCGTGAAAACCCAACACGGTGCTGTTTCCGCCGCTTAGGCCGCTAGTCGAAATCGTGTTAGGGAAAACAGCGGTGGTATTAGTGGTGTTTCCGACGCCCCACATGAAAAGCCGATCGCCGGAACTAAAGCCATGACCCTGAACCCAGATAGTATTCGCTAATGGATCATAAAACACCGGCATTAAAAAACCGGTGGCAGTCGTGCTGGTGAAATCAAAATTACTGCCACCAAAGGTGGTCTGGAACGTATATGTGTTTGTCCCTGTAGATGTTGCGTATAACGCGCTGCCATCCCCCACCGAGCCCGTGTTAAGCTGCTCCGCGTCTGTGATTACAGTCATGCCGCCCACAGCGCTGGTCACTGCCATGTATGCATAGTCAGCGCTATCAGAAGTAGGCAGCGCCTTTGCCGTAGTCACTACATCCGTAGTGTCATCAATACTTGAAACTACTTCCACGTAAGCAAAGCAGGATTTCATCTGGTTCCCGTTGACCCCACCTGAGGTCAGGGATACATCCGCCCCACCGGCAGTAAGGCTGAGGGAGAATTCATCCGCACTAATGACTTTTGCATAGTACGTTCCGGCGTCGCTAAGCCCGCCGATCGGTGTATTGCCAGTCTGAACAAGATAGACATAGGTTTGACCATCAACTAGGCCATGACCGGCCAAAGTGATTGTATTAGTCCCGGTGTTTACCGTGATATCGTCAGACGTAAAAAACGTTCCAATGTAGGGGCGCCAGTTCGCCATCTGGACGGGGCCTAGAGCCCAGCCATCATTTTCCCCTGTAGGTACGTATGCACCAGCGGACATCACCTCCGTTATGAGGTTAGCTCTGGCTGTGTTAGCCGGTTGCACTGCAGTAGCATCAAATGAAATGGTTTTAGTTCCCAAGCTATTGCTTAAGAAAAAACTCGTGCCAACCGAGAAATTGGTGGGCGATTTAGTGGACACGGTCAGCGTCGATGGGTTAGCGTTGTCAGTGGTAATCGAGCCTAGGTCACTCAACTGAAATTCAGTCCCTTGGTAAACGCTGGCGATAAAAATCTGCGTATAAGTGTCAAGGATCGAAGCCGTGGAGGGCAAGACATCTTTTGCAATGTACTGAAACGACAAAGAACTAACAACCTTTGTCACCACAAAAGCGCCATTGGCATTAACTGCTTTTGTGCCTTGAACAAGAATGGGATTTCCTACGGAAAGGCCATGCGCCTCTAGCGTCGTAACGACAACAATTGAGCTGCCCGTTGTCGAGGTGACGTCCCCGAGGTCTAAATCCTGATCGCCGTTTCGGCTGTAAAACGTGGGGATGTTCCGTACCTGCTCCAAAGTCTCCCATTTAGTGCTCTGCAAACCATACTCAAAATCGGTGTCGATCAGGTTCTCAGGCTGCGATACACGGAACTTGGAAACGGGGTCAGAGTATGTGGGGCTGGGCTCAAACGTCTGGTAGTCTTGCTCGATAAAAATTTGCAGCTTGTCTCCACTCGACATCGCGCTACAGTCATAATCAAGAACTATAGTGGTTTTTTCGTTCGGGTAATCAAACGTGATGTTTGACATACCGTTATAGCCGTCATTAAAGACATAAATCTGCTGCTCTGACTGCGCGTTTGTAATCAACAAGAACCGCTCGCGGGCATAAATCCCATCAATTACGATCGTGTTGGTGCTAGGGGTAAACGTGTAGTGATGGAGCAGTTGTTTAGCCATTGTTCTTAGTTCCCGAGAGCGATTGAATATGCTACAGACTGGTTGCGCGACACATACTGTTCGGCAGGGGCTGTAATAAATACGGTTTTTGGACCACCCGAGAAGTTTACTGGGGCATTTGCATTAGAACTACTAAACACCGTGACTCGTGTCAAAGTGTTTGCGGCGCTGTAAGTACCTAAGCCAACTTCCCACTGATCCGCGGTTTCATTTGCAATTGTATAGTAGGTGGCATCGCCAACCGCCATAACGGACGCAAAGGTCTGGAACCCATCCACCGTACCTGTTAAGGTGAAATCCCCTGTACCAGAGGATGTAGAGGATTCTTTGACTCGATCCTTAACAACTAACGGCATTATGAGATCCGGATAATAGCGTCGGCAGGAGTAGCGGCAGGGAAGATAACAGCAAAGTCACCAGAAGAAACTGACTGGTCCCCGCCGAAATCTAGAACAGCAATCGCCCGGTTGGCCTTTGAGCTGTTGTAAATTAATGCGCCGCGTGTCACAAAAGTAGCGCCCGTCCAAGTGGAGGTGTTGAACGTTACAATTGCCGTGGTTCCCACAGCGGAAATCACTGCGCCTGTCAAACTGTTTCCACCTGCAACATAACCAGTGCCTGTGACCTCATTCAGCCCCGTGTATGCGGTTGTTGCGGCATCTAGGGTCGCCGCAGAAGTGTACAGCGCAATCTTAATTGCGTCCGTGTCGATATCATGCACGCCGCCCATAATTTCCGTTTTGAACGAGGTACACATTGCTTGTGTAATTGCCATAATCTACTCCTAGGTAACTTCCATTCGAGCTTGACCGGACCGGTAAGCATCTTGCCTTTGTAGGCCATCGCCTAACCGTTTTGCCATTATAAGCGATTCGCCGTATTTTGTGTTATATAGACCAATGAGGTCCGCCTCGCCCTTCATGTATGTATACGCCTCTACAAGGGAACCGTAAAGAAGGGCCATGTCCATGTTATCCCCCAGCCACGTCCGCCCGCCAGCTACAGTTGTGATTGACTCTGGGTAAAAATAGTAATGCAGCTCCATGGTGTACGCAACATCCGGGACGGGGCCTACAATGAAGGTCAGCTCCTTTGCATCGTTTGATTGGGGGCCGAACAATGCATAGCATTTCGGCTTACCGTACGTAGATGAAGAGCTCGACTGTGGGTAGACCTCGCGGACGTAATTGACGTCCTTATTCTCCAAATAGGTGTAGTCGCCCGTGGAGGAGATTACCGCTAAAGAAAACGGAGATAAGAAATCGGAGGGGCAAGAGAGATAGGGGGTAAGCGGCGCAATAGTACCTGTCACGTTTTTTCGCAACGACGGGAATTGAACCGCATTGTGGATACGTTTTTCTGTCTGCGTTATAAACGTATTTATCGTGGCGGTGCTAAACGTATATTCCGTGTAGTCCTGTATGGCAGTTACGAGTTCATTGTATGTCACGTCATCTTTTCCTTACGTAATGGTGACGGAAGCTGTCCCCACTTCGCCACCCATGTTAAGTTTTTGCGCCACAGGAGCGGGCTGCATCCCAACGGAAGAAAAAGCAGAGGCTCCGGGAGCCTGCGCGGACACGGTCACCAACGGCGTCTGGTCCGGTCGTGCGTCTCGAAGAGCAATCGCATCTGAAATATCGCGTTTAACAAAAAGCTGTGGATGCTTTGTTTCGTAGCACTCAAAACACACCTTAAACCCTGTCCACTCTTTTCTGAGCGTATTGAGCTTGTACTGCTGACCACAGCGGTCACAGATACCTAGTGCATGTTTCCCTTGTGCATATGCCATTATTAGCCCACACTGATTTCAGGAGTTAAATAAACACTCGCCGTGTCGCGATCCTCTAACGCGGCCCGCATAAACTCTTCCTCGTACAACTGCTTCAGCATTGGGGTACGATCAGGTGCCTTTTTCAGGGACAAGTAATAGGCTAGACCAGCAGCCAGCGCTGGGATAAATCGGAACACCACGTCCGCGTTATTACCAAAACCGCCTGTGTCTTGGATGCGGCGCACGGCATAGTACTGGAAAGTATACGACCCAGCAGCATCTGACGCCGGGTAGATAAATAAAACAGGGGTGCTGGTGCGCTGCAAAAAGTATTGAGAGGGCCTACCCTGCGTCAACTTATCGGGGATGTGCAGGTATTCGTTTTGGCTGATTCGGTCAAGCGTCACGTCCTGCTGCGTGCTTCCGGAACCCGTGCGAACGACCGCCGATAAAATATTGACAGTGTCTGCAGGCAGTTCATACTGGGCCGTGCCGGGAACAAGCGCCACGGACCGCTGCTCAATTGTCCACAGATTTAAGCCCCGGTTGGCCCAGTCCATAAACATTAAATTTAAAGATCGACGGCCCGTGCGCATTTCATAGCCCGTGCGCGTTTCTACGCCACAGCGCTCATATGCTTCTTCGATAAGCTCTTCAAAATCTAAATTAAATGTCGCTGTTCCTGAAGTAGCCATAGCTTATTTCCGTTTTTTAGTGGGGACGCGAACTTCTTTAATAATCTTGTCTATATCGGGATCCCGGCGAGAGGGGGTTACTGCATCGCCAACACGGTTGACGCTGCCACCTGTGCCCTTTTTCGGGGGGTTTTTCTTATCTTCTTTAGCAAATTTCTTGCCTACCGATACAGGAATACCGACCTTTTTAGCAAATTTAGGGCTGTGTGCCACAGCCTGCATCAATTTTTGCTGTTTTTTACTTGTTGACGGCATGGTGTTTTTCCATTAATCGATCTAGCTTTTCGTCTAGTCGATCTAATCGATCTAGGACGCGGTTGATATCCGCATGGACCTCAACTTTTGTTACATACTCTTTAGCTATCTCTTCGCGTGTGCGATTTAAAAGAATGGACAAACGGGCTATTTCAGCCGATTTTTCTCTTAAAATCCAACCGCAAAAGGCTAGGATGCCACTTAAAATAAGGTTCCAAAGCATGATATCCATTTCAGCACTTCCACGCTCTAAGGCTCTTGTTTATACGGCTGTGCGGGTCTTTGGCTGTCTTTGGGCTCGTCAACTTGGACTTCATCCCAGACATTCTGGCGCAAAAGGACTTTCGCCGTGCTGCGTCTTTCTCTGTCTTTGGCTTGGGCGCGGGTGGCTTGAGCCCGGGTTTCCCCGGGTTCTCTTTGTTGTAAGAGGCTCGCCCTTTGGCGTTTAGGCCGCCTTTGGGGTTTTTGCCTTCTTTCCTCGTCCATGCCGCTGACTTAGACATATCAACGCAACTTAAACTTACGTGGTTTTGCCATGCCACAGCCTTTTACAACCATGCCGCCTTCTGAATA